TTTATTCTCGCCTGATGTATGGGCGCCTGAGTTCTTTAATGGTCTTCCGTATTCAACCGTACCGTCAATATGCACGAGGAAGTGGTAGCCGATGTCATTGAATCCTCTTTTTAAATGCCACCGCCTTATGTCAGCGACATCGTGCTCACGCCCTTCAGGGGTTGCCGTGCAATGGATTATGATTTTATCAATCTTTCTCATTTATGTTCTTGAAGTCCTGAGTAACTTCCTTGGCTCTTGCAAATAAGTTCTTGAGCGATTCCCAAAGGTCGATATTTTTTACCGCCTTGTAGTTTTCGTTGATACTAATAACTTCGATTGATACCAATACCAAAGCAAGTATTTTTGTAGTCATTAGCTCCACGCTAAAGAATGTCAGAACAATGTCATTTAAGATATAATAATCGATGAGGTAAAACAGCATAACCGTAACCTCATACAATAGGATTTTTGAAATCACAGAACTGAGTTTTCTGGATGTAATCGAAGTACCAAGTTTGCGAGATTTCCAAACGCCAGTCAAGGTATCTAAAATTACAGAAACACCGATTAAAATAAGTATGCCTGATATAGGCAAAAAGAAGCTGCTAACAATTGCGAGTAATTGCATAGAATAGTTATTTAGTTTAGTTAGTAGCAAAAGTAATTGTAATTTCATCGCTCTATGTATTCAACCAGTTGGTATGTTAAGTAAATTGCAAGAAAACAACCAATGCACCGTAAGTGAAAAGCACCACTCCAAAACAAGCTGAATGCCGAAAGGTATCCAGCAATGAAATAAAGTACCGAAAGCGCTTTAGTATGCATTATTCTACAGGTAAAGGTTCTGACCACTTATCGGTAGCCATAAGTTGTAAAGCCTCATCGTGATTCATTGCTTGTAAAATCTCTACGCTTCCGTCACTTATAAAGGAAGGTACTGCATCGTACTTGATTATAAACTCAGACTCATCTAAACTTTTGCGAATCGTTTCTGCTGAAGTTTCGTGTATCTGTGAAAAGTCAATCAATTCTAAATCTGTTATGCTAATTGTTGCGTATGTTTCTGCTATTCTGTTACTCATTTTTTATTTGTTTTTATGTAGGTACGTCAGTTATAATATTTCCGCTTGTCATATTGGTCATCGTTCCATTGTTACCACCGCTTCCGTTGTCGGTTAGTGTTGGGAATGTGTCGCCGTCTCCCATACGCCACCAAGATATTGGACTCAATGAAGTTAAGTCATTAGGTGCTCCCGAATTATATATAGCAGTTATGTCGCTTTGGGATAACTCCGAATTAAACAAAGCGATTTCATCAAGACCACCGTTAAGAGGTAGTAATAAGTCTGCTCTTGCGCCTATTTTTTGTATTGTTGAAGTAGTACCTGCAGCAGCGTTTAACGTGTTTAAAGTAATGTTTGTTTGAAGCACCGCGTCTATATAGTAATTGACTGCAATCCCATTTCTACTAAAACAATGGTGATGCCAATTACCATCGCTAAGAAGTGATGAGTTTATTCTTAAACGACCACTATCATTATTACCAAGTCTAAAATTTATGTTACTTCCTGTATCTAACCATAAAGCGTACTTACTACTTGCGTTTACATCACCCAATACAACACCATTATCTAATGTGCTTCTTTTCATCCAAAAAGAAATACTATTAGTGCTACCTATATCAATTGTAGCCGTGTCTACATAGTCATCAACACCGTCAAACCTTACGCTCTTTGTGTTAGTGAAAGACGGAGTAGCTGCCGTTCCTGTTAAGTTAGTTTCGGGACTATAACTTAGTTCGTGTATTTTTCCCCAATTAATTGTATTACTCATATCGTTCGTGTTTATGTAGGTACGTCAGTTGAAAAGGTTGAGAAATTAGTCATAGTTCCGTTATTACCTCCCGAACCATGGTCTATGATGGTCGGAGCCGTATCTCCGTCTCCCATTCTCCACCAACTGAGCGGAGAAAGACTGCTTATGTCATTAGGTACACCGCTATTGTATATTTCAGTTACTTGACTTGCAGATAATTCAGAATCCCATATTGCAACTTCGTCTACTTTTCCTAACCAAGTTGCATTCAATTTATCTGCTCTTGCTATTTTAAGGTTATTTGTGCCACTTGGCGTAGTTGTTGGTATTGTACCCACAAAGCTTAAAGTAACTTCAGTTCCATTAATATAGCATTTGAATTTATCTGCATTTGTTAGTCCACTTCCATTGTAAACAACAATAATATTAAACCAAGTATCTGCACTAATTAAAGTGGAATAATCAAAATACCCATAATAATTATTTGTTTTTTGGAATTGGATATACATATTACCGTCTGTATATGTATAAACACCAAACCAATTATTCGTATTTACAAAAGACTCAATTAGGGGTCTGATTTGGTCAATAGTTGTTTGTTTGTACCAACCACTATAAGTAAAAGCAGAAGCATTATTTAATTCTGCAATATGTCCAATATCTGCAAAGTCGTCCACACCGTCAAGTTCTATGCTCTTTGTATTAGAAAAAGACGAACCACCTACTTTAGCACCTTGCCCCCAACCTATGGTATTATTAACTGCGCCTTGACCGTATTGTATTGTATTTGCCATTTTTTTTATGTTGTTATGTCTCCAAACAAATACCAAGTATCTGTCGCTACTTTTAATATTGTTGCTACTGCATACTGAGCTGCAAGTTTCGTTTTTCCACCGCTTGAGTTTACCGTTACCCCTGAAGTTGGTGTTACCGTTATTTGACCAGCGCCGCCTTGGATTATTTCTATTCGCGTTCCAATAGGAAAAGCCGTACCAGCGTTTGTAGGGATTCTTGCATCTATTGCGCTACCGTTTGTAATTATAACGGTTTTATGTGCATCCGTCAAAACAAGGTTATAAGTTGTAACCGTTTGCTCATTTAGCGTACTATCTTTTAGTTGTGCACCGCTTATCTTCTTAGATGCAAAACCTCCAGAGCCATCGCTTTCAGCAATTGCAAATAAATCC